TCACAGATGTTAGCAAGTGGCACGGTAGACTTGCAGTCATGGCGTACTTTGCAAGAAACAATGCCTTATGCCTTGACCAAAGTTGCTAACTCGTTTGGTTTAACGGGGAAGAGCGCTGAACGTGATCTGTACGCTAAGTTGAAATCTGGTCAGATTACCGTTGATCAGTTGAACCAACGTTTTGTTGAACTTGATGGTGGTGTGAATGGCTTTGCTAACACGGCGCGTACAGCATCTGGTGGTATTGGGACTTCATTTACAAACATGAAGAATGCCGTTGTCAACGGGTTAACAAACATGCTGACAGCAATTGATAATGGTATGAAGACTGCTGGCTTGGGTGGCATTGCTGCGATATTTGACCAGATGAAGCAAGGTATTATCGCCTCGTTTGCCGTAATCAACGGTGCTGTTCAAGCAGGCATGGTGGTTATTGGTGGTGCTATTAAAGGTATGGCTGGTATTTTCACAACGGTTTTGGGTCCAGCTTTAGCATTCGCCAAGCAAAGCTTTGATGTTTTTGTTCAAGGGACAATTACGGCGTTACAACCAATGTCTGGCTTGCTCAACCACATCAAAAACGATATCGATCGTAGCTTTGATGCAGGGTCAGCAACTTCAGCGCTTATTGGTGCCTTTTCACAAGTTATTAACGTACTGACGATGGTTCGCAATGTTGTTATCGATGTTGTTAAAGGATATTTAAACACCAGTGCAATTCAGTCAGCTTGGAAGGCTAACCTTGCCGTTTTTGAAGCGATTGTAAAAATAGGATCTACTCTGTTTACAGTTATTGGCAATATTATTGGGTCGCTAACGGGAGTCAATGATGCAAAAAGCGGGTGGCAACAATTAGGTGAAACATTCGGTAACATGGTTGTCTTCATCAACAACCTCGTGATAGAAATAGCTAACTTTATAACTAATGTACTATCAATAAGGGGTGCAACGGACGTCATTTCAGCACTTGTGTTTAGTATTGGGGGGCTTGTATTAGCGTTCAAAGTTGTCGGAACGGCAGTTTCGGTTGTCGTGACGGTTATCAACGCATTCAAGACGGCTGTTGCAGTTGCACGTGGGGTGATGTTAGCGTTCAACGCAGCATTAGCAGCTAATCCGCTTGGCATTATCGTACTGGCAATCACTGCGGTAGTTAGTGCATTGATCTGGTTCTTCACACAAACACAAACAGGTCAGGCAATGTGGAGTGCGTTTGTAAATTTCCTTGTAGAAACATGGAATAATTTCTCAGCTACTATCAGCGTTATCACACAAGCGATTGTTGACGGTATGCAAGCAGCGTGGAATGTTTTGGTGATGGTTCTAGAAGCGCCTGTTATTGCAGTTATTGCGTTCATCAATGGTGGATTTAGTGGTTTAATGGCTAGTTTGGCTCTGATTTGGTCAAGCATTGTCAATAACTTAAGCATCATTTGGAACAATATTGTACTTATTGCCTCAAGTATTTTCCCTGGTTTAGGGACATTGATCAGCAACATTTTCTTAGCAATTGGTAATTTCTTTGCAGCATGGGGTACTGGCATCCTTGAATTTCTAACCATGATATTCAATGGCATTATCAGCGTTATTACTACAGTAGTGAACGGTGTATACAACGTTATTGTAGGTGTATGGAACGCAATACCAGGGTTTGTAAGTGGTTTATGGAACGGCATTGTCGCATTTTTGTCCGGCATTTGGAACGGTCTTGTAAGCGGTGCTATTGGATTTGCTAACAACTTGTTTAGTGGTGTGCGTAGTATCTGGAATAGTATTCCAGGTTGGGCATCTGGTCTATGGAATAGCGTCCTTGGTACCATCTCTGGTGTTTGGAATGGTATTGTCAGCACCGTTGTAAGCATGGCAAATTCAGCCATTAACGGACTTAAAGGTGCATGGAACAGTATTACTGGCTGGGTTTCTGGCTTATGGAACGGTGTCAAGTCAACTATCCGGTCAGCTATGAACTTTGATTTAGGTGCTGCCGGTCGTGCAATTATGAGTAGTTTCCTAGGCGGTTTACAGGCTGCATGGGGCGCTGTTAAGTCATTCGTAGGTGGCATTGCTAGTTGGATTAAAGAACATAAAGGTCCAATTAGTTACGATAAAAAGTTATTGATACCAGCCGGTAAAGCGATCATGACAGGTTTTGGTAATGCGTTGGAAGATCACTTCGCTGATGTGAAGACGTCAGTATCATCATTTGCAGGACAAATTTCAGACGTTATGGCCACTGGTATTGATAATAATGCCAACACGGTTGTTAATGCGATGAGTAACATGGTTGATTCAGCTATTTCAGCTGTTCAAGATGCCGACATCGCTGGTTCAGTTCAAGATGCTTTCAATGTCTCACCGCAAGTATCAGCGTTGCTTGGTGGAAAGTTCACAGCTGAAGGCTCTATTGCATCAGCGGGTGGCGCACAGGCCAACGCAATCAATACAACCAACTCAAGCACACAAACGCATGTACAAAACATTACGTTCGGTCAAGTTGTGTGGAACGGAAAAGATGACATCCAAAAGACACTTGAAGACTTGGGATGGCAAGATAATATCAACAGGAGAGGGGCGATGGCATAATGGCACAAGGCGTTGTAACGTTTGCTGGTAAATCATCAAATACTTACGGCATGCGATTGCTTGCCAAAATAACATTTGAAACACCAGAGCGTGATTATGATGAAATTGAGGTGCCTGGGCGTAACGGATCACTTCTGATTGACCGTGGTCGGTATAAGACGATTGGTCGTGACTTTGATTTTGTCATTACAAAACTAGCAAGTTACCCAAGTATCGAAGCACAGTTGAACAGCATTTCAAACTGGTTGAACAGTGCAAAAGGTTGGCAGGATTTAACTTTTGATGGTGATCCCGACTATACCTATCGAGCAGCAATCACAAGCTCACTTAATTTTGATCGTGAGTCACCAAATCGAGCAACAGGGACGATTTCGTTTATCGTTCATCCGGTAAAGTTTTTAAACACTGGTCGAAATTCGGTGGCAGTAACAACTGGGTTAACACTTGTTAATCCGTATGCGATTGAGAGCTTACCAAAAATAACAATTAACGGCACAGGCGGGGGAACCTTCAACTTTGGTTCAACCGCTTTTCGTTTGCAAAATGTCACAAAAGGCATTGTGATCGATGTCCAAAATCAGTCAGCTATTTCACTTAATGACGGATTACCGGCATATAGTCAGGTGCTGACGTACCCCTTTCCAACTTTAGTGCCAGGGGACAATAAAATCACGTTTCCGGCAGGCTTTAGCATGTCAATCATTCCAAACTGGGGGGTATTAGTATGAGTAGTCCAATTATTTTTGAAAAAGGTACACGAGACTTCTCGACACTCGGCTTGGGGTTATTGTCAGATGCTATTCAAGCAACGACAACTGAAGAATTAAATGGCCAATTCATTTTTGAAATGGACTATCCGGTTTCTGGAAACAACGCTGATTTGATTAAAGAAAATCGCATCATCGTTGTTAATTCAGGTCATATTTTAAAACGGCAAGGGTTCATTATTCGTCAAATTGTGCGCAAGATTGATTTGACGATGACTGTTTATGCAGAACACGTCAGCTATGCGACACTTGATGTTGCTTTGTCACCAATCGGGACTATTTCTGGGGATGCGAAGACAGCGCTTGAGAACTGGAAAAGAATGCTAGTACCAGCTGTTGATTTCACAGTTGATTCTGACATCTTAACTACCAATTCAACATCGATTGGTGCGCCAGAATTTGAAACAGCCCGACAAGGATTAGGGGGTCATGCTGGATCAATTCTTGATGTGTGGGGTGGTGAATATCAATTTGATAACTGGCACATCCGCCTGTTAAAACAGCGTGGTAAGTCTGCTAATGCGATTATTGCGTATGGCCGAAACCTTATCTCGTTTGAACAAGATACGAATATCGCAGATACGTACACATCAGTTTATCCGTATTATCAGGAAAACTCAGGAGATGAGGGTAATAAAAATCATTTTCTTCCAGAGCGAACGGTAGATAGCGAGTTTGTCGGGAAGTATCCTAATCCAAAAGTTTTGATGTTGGATCTATCAAACAAGTTTAAAGATGTTGCTGATTATTCAGAAACTAAGCTTAGAAATTATGCACTATCGTATATCCAGTCAAACAATATCGGTGTGCCTAAAGTCAATATGAAGATATCAACAGTTGATCTATCAAGAGCAACGGGTGGCTTTTCAGAAGATATTGATCTAGGAGATACGGTTAATGTTTACTTTGAAAAGCTTGGTATCACAACATCAGCAAAGGTTATCAAAGCTGTTTGGAATGTTCTGTCAGATTATTACGACAAGTTTGAAATTGGCGCTAGACGGTCATCACTAACTGAAAGTGTTTCAGAATTAGCAACAACGGCTGATGAGAATGCCAACAAAGCATTAAATCAGGCATTAGTTGCTCTACAAAGTGCAGACGGTAAAACGACCATTTACTATCTTGATAGTAGTGATCCATGGCCAACTAATCCAAAAGAGAATGATGCAGCTTTCGTCAAAGATGGCGAAAATAGTATTATGTATCGCTACATGTTCAACAATGATACAGGTGTGTTCAGTTGGGTAAAGATACTAGACTCGATGTCTGCTGATCAAATCAAACAACGAGTTAGCGATGCTTTGGAATCAGGGAAGGCATACAGTGACCAACTAGTAGCCGACAACGTAGCACAAGTTAACACCGTGCTGGATGACGTGCAAGCCAAGCAAGCCGACCTAACAGCCAAACAAGCTGAGCTAGACACCAAGGCACAAGGCTATGCTAACAAGGCACTTGCAGATGCTAAGGCAGACACTTTGGCCACAGCCACACAGACAGCTAAGGACGCACAAGAATACACTAACACAGCAAAGGCTGAAGCTATCAGCGTTGCCACAACGGCTGATGGTGTCATTAACCAAAAGATTGATGATACTGCTTCAAGCATCACACGCACTATTAGCCAAAATAAGTCAGATGCAGACGGCAAGATTTCAACCGCTCAAAGTACGGCTACGCAAGCGTTAGACGGTCTAACACAAAAGGTATCACAAAATACCTATGATGCTAAAGTAAATGAGCTGACAGGTAAGATAAGTACGGCTCAACAGACGGCAGATGGTGCGGTTACAACGATTGGTAACTATAAGCAATATAATGACGGACGTGTGGCTAGTGCAGAGTCAGCGATACAGCAAAACGCAAGTGCCATCACGCAAAAGGTTAGCCAAACGGACTACAACCAAAAGACGGGTGAGTTATCAGGAAAAATTAGCGAAATTAGCCAGACTGCAGGTAAGATTAGCCAATCAGTTGCTGACGTTAATGGGCGTATTGATAGTATCAGCGTAGGTGGTACTAACCTGTTACTAGGAACCGAACTGGATACGGTACTAGTGGCAGGTACAGAGGTTAATAAGTATGCGACCATATACTCAAATATTAAGTCTGGTGTGCCTTACACATTTAGCACCGATATTACCTTATCTAATACCACTGAAAACAAAGTACGTGTAGCCGTTTATAAACCTGACTATATGACCGTATACTTGGTTAACGACACCTTTAAAGTTGATGGGACTAGGAATAGCTGGACATTTACAGTGCCAAGTACGGTAACGGGCCCAGCCTTGCTTTTGATTTATGCCGGTCCTTTCCAAAAGACGACAGGAATAACAGCAACCTACCACCATCTCAAACTTGAAAAGGGCAATTTAGCTACTGATTGGTCACCAGCCCCTGAAGACACCGACAACAAGATTAGCACCGTATCACAAACGGTGGACGGTATCAGTAGCATTGTATCAGATCCCACCACTGGGTTAACTAAGCGGGTACAAACAGCCGAGGGTAGCATTAGCACTGTACAAAGCAACGTGAGTGACCTACAGAGCAAGCAGACGCAGACGGTCAGTGGACTAACAACCGAAATTAGTGACCGCCAGAATGGTGACACAAACACCCTGACCCAAGCTAAGGACTTTACGACAAGCTCAATTAGCAGCAGTGAGAGTGGTATGAAGTCATTGGTTACCCAGACTAGCGACGCTATTTTAGGTAAAATTGGAGCCATTAATCTATTCCCTAACTCAGAGTTTGAAAAAGACTATGGGTATAGGACAAAGAACCCAGGTGTAACCCTAAGTCTTGGCGATAAGATCCTAGTTGGAACTCAATACAATGGAACGGTAACTGTTAATGCTACCAACAAAGGATGGCAAGGTTATTGGGCTAGAAATATTGGGGTACAAGGTGGTCAAAAGTATAGTGGTTCTGTGTTAGTACATTACACCAATGGGGGTGTAACCGGTGGGTACGCCACATTAGATAGGTGGTTTGTTGATAAAGATGGTAACCGTATCAATGGAGGCATAGGGGGAACCGGAAAGGGAACAGTAGCGGAGGTAACTAATCCTTACTGGACACTGTTATATTTTGAGGGTGTCACAGCACCTGATAACGCAGTGAACCTACAAGTATCATTGTTAACTAATGACAAGGGTGTGGGTCAAACAGCTATATTCGCCAAACCAATAGTAACAGCAACGGAGAAACTCCAATCGTATACTCCGAACAATGACATTACAACCCAATTAGCTTTGTTTAAAGACAACTGGTCACTTGGAATCAGAGACAACACAAGCGCACTTGCCAGCGGTATAGCCGGAGATCTTAACGGCATGACATTGATCAGTAAAAAAATAACCCTCGATGGCGATACAACCGTTACAGGTGATTTCTACGCTAAAGGTGGTAACTTCAAAAATATTAACGCTTCAAATATTACTGTTGGTAATTTAGATGCTGATGAAGTTAGAATAATAAATCTGGACGTTAATACACTTACTGGTAACGTGTCTAGGTTCCTAGAGACAAATTGGGATGGCGCGTACGGCAGCACAAAAATCACGAGCACTGGTATGAAAATTAATACACAATACATTCAAGCTGATTTTCAAGGCTTCGGTATGGATTTTAGTTACAGCAACAAAAAAATCGGCGGCATGGGAATATCGCAATATCTAAATGGCGAGCCAGGATTATCTATGCGATTGGAAAGTGAGGGGGCTTATATGGCATGGTCTGCCAGAAATGAAGGCAATTCTACTGGACCATATATAGACAAATTAGCTTGGTACCGTCAAGGAAAACCAGCTCTTGGTGGTAATTATGGTTTCATATTTTCGGACCGTGTGACGTTTAATAAACCAATAAATGTTGAAGGCGCATCCATTAATCTTGGTTTCAGACCGATAAATATTTACGGAAATCTCTTTCCTTTCTTTGGAAATCAAGATAATATAACGGGTTTTGCGTACACAAGTAATGAAATTTATATGGTATTGCAAAACCAATATCTTAACTTATCAAAGGTAATTAACGCGCTAAGCGGGTTGGGTGCATGGTCAGTTCCAACTAATATCGATAGCACAGGCAAAGTCACACAATGGCGTAACGTCACTACTTAATATTAATAAAAAAGGGGAAAATTATGCAACCAAATAAAGATGTGATCATTAATAAGTTATTGCAACAGAACGCACAACTTACTTTTGATAAAGCGCAATTAGAAAGCGTTATTGAACAATACCAACAAAAAGCACAAGTAGAACAAGCCGAAAAGGCAGAGGAGAAATAATCATGAATATGACAGTTGGAGATTTACAATTTAGTTTCGTTGACGGTAAGTTGACATTGAAGTGCGCGTCAGTTTCTTTTAACGCAGGCACGTTTCCAAATAGTTTGAATGGTAATTTGCAGGTGACGCCAGAAGACGGCGTTAGCATGACATCAACAGAAGATGACATCAAAGCAGCAGCTAAGAAGAAAATTCAAGCGCTTATCGCAGATACTCCGGCTAAAACAACGGAGGTATAATATGGAATTTCCACATGACGTTTTAGGGTGGATAACGGTGGGTAGTACAGTAGTTACTGTTTTGACGGCGGTTGTAAAGGTGTGGATAGTTAATCCGTTGAGCGCACAAATCAGTGAATTAAACGGAAACTTTGGAACATTAAACACAGCGCTGTCGAAAAGTCAGACTGAAATTGATGAGATTAGTAAACATCTTAGTCAACATGATGTTACTTTGGCTACTCACGGTGAACAGATCCACACGTTGTTTAATAAAAACGATAAGTAGAACACGAAGCTAAGCGTAATGCCTAGCTTTTTTATATAGGAGGAAATTATTCATGAATGAAGCATTAAAAGTTATCCAGACGCTTGTATTTGTATTTTTTGCAGGTGGTTTTGGTTATGGTGGTGCAAAGTTTTTGAAGAAACAAGCATCTGTTCAAAAAAACGAACACATCAAAACCATCTTAACCTTTGCAAGCCAAGCGGTATTGTCAGCACAAGCGTTGCTTGGTGACGGCAAGGTGCAACAGGAATCGGCTGCCTATGATGTAAAAGCCCGCTTAGACGAAAATGGGCTAGGTGATAAGTTTACGCAAGCACAAATCCTAGCTTATATCAAGCAGGCTTACGCGTGCGAAAAGGCTAACGGTGTATTAGGTGCAGTTAAGCCGCTTGTGAGTGCTGAAGAACTCGCGCAAGCAGAGGCAGTGGTGTCTAACACGCCTGAAACAGCACAAGCGCCTACGGCTTAATTAGGAGGCGATTATGGCATATACAATTAAACAAGATATTGTTGTTCCATTTTACTACGTTAAGAGCAATAGCGGACTAGTACCGCCGTTCTCACAGGCACATTTGCATTCAACAGGTAATCCTCGGGCAAGCGTACAGAATGAACGAGACTACTTGGCTGGTCATTATAATGAAGCTAACTACACACACTTAGTCGGCATCACAAACGGCGAAGTTGATATTCGACAAGTCATGAACACGAGTGGTGGTGCTTGGGACGTAGGTGGCGATTGGAATTGGCAGACTTATGCCGCTATTGAGTTTGCGGAAGGTTCTATTAAATCACAAGGCGACTTCAACAAGGCTTATCCCGCTTATATTTGGTTAGCGCGTTACTTAGCTAAACAAGCGGGAGCACCTTATACGATTGATAACCTTAACACAGAGGGAATTAAGACGCACAACTACGCAAGTGCCATGGGTCATGGTTCAGATCATACCGACCCTATTGCGTTCCTAGCTAAGTGGGGAGTGTCTCGTGATAAGTTAAACGCGGATATTGTCAATGGTATTGGGGATAACACAGCACCAGTCGTCGCGCCTCGACCGCAACCCGTGTCTAATACATCGGCAATTCAAGCATTTAAAAACGCTGGTAATGCGTTTACAGCAACACGCGTATTCCGTGTCGATGAGGTTAAGCAAGTAAACGGCATCTGGCAAATGATCAATTATGATCTAGCCGGCGGACGTGATTTCTCATGGACTAACAACGGTATTCCTTTGGATATTGTTGATAACGTCACACGAGGTAACCAAGCTGCAACACAAATTGGTGACTTAGTTATTTTTAACGCAAACTACAACAATGGTACGATTGATGATTATGACAATGCAAGCAATGCCGTTGGTATCAAGTACCGCAACTACGGAGAAATTTGGTTTAATGCTGACGCATTCCTGAAACTATAACTGAATAAACTAAAAAACACCCGACTGGATTATCTTGTTGGGTGTTTTTTTGTGCATATACTCCGCGTTATTTAACAAACAGTGGTATCATAAACTTGTAACATCAAATAAAAATCTAAGGAGATCATTATTATGTCAGTCGAAGAAAAGTTTGATAGCGCCAAAGACCAAGCTGCTGGTAAGGCAAAAGAAGTAGAAGGCAAAGTTACCGGGGACAAGACACGTGAGGCAGAGGGTAAGGCCCAAGGTGTACTTGGAAAAGTAAAGGAAACATTTTCCGATGTAAAGGAAGAAGTTAAAGAAAAGTTTGAAGATTTAAAAAAGTAAATAATGATGATTAAAAACCACCCAACTGGATAATCTGGTTGGGTGGTTTTTGTTTGTAACCAATTAGAAACTTGCACATAAGAACGTTTGTTCGTATAATGAATTGTACAACAATTGTTCGAGGCGATGGCATGGGAAAGATTGAATATGACTACAATTTAGAGAAACGCCGTGTGTTCTTTTTGATTGACTCAAAGAGCTTCTATGCAAGCGTGGAAAGTGTAGAGCGGGGTCTTAATCCTTTAAAGTCAATACTGGTTGTGATGTCTGAACAGGAAAACACAAACGGGGGTCTGGTACTTGCTGCATCCCCAATGGCTAAGAAAAAACTAGGCGTGAGCAATGTTATGCGACAACGTGATGTGCCACAGGATAAAAACTTGATCATCGCACCGCCACGGATGAACTTATACATTAAAGAGAACCTGAAAATAAATAGCATCTATCGTGAGTATACAACTGAAGATAAGGTACTACCTTATTCGATAGATGAGTCAATTCTAGATTTAACCGAAACATGGAAATTCTTTGGTGACTCACCAGAAGTCTTGGCCAGAATAATACAGGAACGTGTGAGAAATGAGACCGGCATTTACTTATCCGTTGGTATTGGTGACTCACCAGTATTAGCTAAAATAGCACTGGATATTGAAGCTAAGAAGGCACACAACTTGATGGCCACGTGGCACTATGAGGACGTACCTGAAAAGCTTTGGCCAATAACTGAACTCACTGATATATGGAGCATCGGCAGACGGACGGCAAAGAAACTAAATGATATGGGTATCTATTCGATGTATGACTTAGCACATCAGGACCCCTATGTTTTTAGGTCAAAAATGGGATTAATGGGTGAGCAACTGTATGCCTTAGCATGGGGTATAGATAGGTCAGAATTAACCGAAAGGGTTGTACCAAAGAGCAAGTCGTATAGTAATTCACAGGTGTTACCACGCGATTATCGCAAGCGTGAAGAGATTGAAATCGTTATCCGTGAAATGGCTGATCAAGTGGCATCACGAATTAGATCCCACAAAAAACAAACAAGCCTTGTAAGTTTATCAATTGGGTATTCGTTTGCAGAGAGCGAAGAACGTGGTAGTCATGGATTTAGAAAGCAAATGCGAATCAGTCCCACAAACGATACACGAACGCTTATGAAGATAATGGTTGAGCTATTTGAGAAGTATTGGAACGGTGAAGTCATTCGTAACATCGGTATTGACTATGGCGGTCTGATTGATGATGTGGGTATTCAACTAGATTTATTCGCACAACCTGAAACGCAGATCAAGACTAACAAAATTGATAAGGTAGTGGACGAGCTTAGAAAGCGGTTTGGCACTACGGCTGTTATGCGGGCTATGTCTAAAGATGACGGTGGAACAGCGATTAACCGTGCATCATTAGTCGGTGGCCACAATGGTGGAAATAGCTATGACTGACGACTTCAGCAGGCTAGTGACTAGCTATTTTAAGAATGATTACCGCGAACGCGGCAAGATAAAATGGAATGGTTATTTTTTGTCGGACCATACATCATCATTAAAAAGTGAAGCGCATGAGAGACACCAACAAACCGAGAGATTACCCAGAATGACTGTCGAAGACATTAGACAAACATTGATGCACGCCTTACTTGAATATCATGAGGTAGTAATCCAGCAAGATATGCAGGATGAAACCGGCAACTTGTTTAAGAATATCGTCGGTAGTATAGACGGTTTTTCAGACCGAGGGGTGGTCATAGATAATGATCATTTATTATTTGAAAATATACGAGCAGTAAAGGAAATAACGGTTGATGACGAATGAGCTTATTGAAACCATTAATTCATTATTTTTGAAAAAGCCAAATACTATTTATGAAGTGCGTATTGTTAATGAAGTATACAAGCATACCGTGAATATGTTTTTCGAGTGGTACAGAATAGGATATGCAACCAAGTCGAGACAAATTGCACGGTTCAACGAAATGACTAAAGATCAACTTGATGAATTGGTAGCCAGAATAAAAAAAGAAACCAAGCTAACGGTTGTGTTAGATGGATTCTAG